TCGTACCTTACATACATATCAGTTTGAAAGCGCCATTGAAGAAAGAGAATATTTTAACAAAATAATTGGAATATATCAGTAAATAAATTTTGTAGTGTCGTTCTTTATTTGTAATATTGCATAAGTTTCGGTCTCAACTATACGGAAACAAACGAACTAAAACAGGCTCGGATAATGATTTGGCGTGAGACCCCATTGATTTATTCGGGCTTTTTTTATTATGAAAAATCTATTTAAAGCAAACAGCGAGTATCTATCTACTCCAAAACAATTAAAGCCGTTTTTATGTAAAAATACTAATGGTTTATATTTTGTAAGTATATTCTTTTCAAAAGAACATATTGAATCACGTGGCATAGAAATTATAAAATAAAAGTTTTTTTATTACATTATTTATTATTACATTTGCATTTAAATCGACAAATCAAAATGATATTATTCAAATTAAGTAGGGGGAAAAACATCTGTTTCACGGGTGGGTTAGTCGATTTTCCTGAACCCCTATTTTATAAAATCTTAAATCGACAATGTGTAAACACTTCAACAAACTACTAAACGTTAAATACGGTTTTAACGATAAGTATGGGTTAACTTTTATAACTCCTGCTCAACATGATAATGTATTAAATACGATTACAGAAATGCGTAATTTAACATTAATGCAACATGAAGAAGTTATAAGGATTAAAAGTATATTTAAACACTATGCTAATAATTACTATAAAATAAAGCAACTAGATTATATTGAACCAAGAACTATTGCTCAAAGATTTATAAGTAAAAAGAATATTAGAGCATTTATTTTTAAAAGAGATAAAGCATGTTTAAAATGTGGTACTAATTTAAGATTAACATTAGACCACATTATACCAATATCTAAAGGAGGAGAAAATAAAATATCAAATTTACAAACACTTTGTGTTAGCTGTAATAGCATTAAAAGAGACACATATAAAGATTATAGAAATGGCAGAATTTAACAGTTACGAACTTAGTAGAAATTGGTTTGATTGGTGTTTTGAAAATCCTGATAAAATCAATTCAAATCATACGGCTTTATACTTTTTTATTATAGAGCATTGCAACCGTTTAGGGTGGAAGGAAAAATTTGGTTTACCTACAACTATGACAATGGATGCTTTAGGTATTAAAAATTATAAGACTTACGCTAAAACTTTTGATAGTTTAGTAGAATGGGGTTTTATAAAATTGATTGAAAAATCTAAAAATCAATGGAGTGCTACGGTAATTGCTCTAGTAAAAAATACCAAAGCAAATACTAAAGCACTTACTAAAGCAAGTATAACGCACTCACTAAAGCAAGTCCAAAGCACTGTTAGTATAGATAAACCTATTAACCTAATAACAAATAACAATATAACTACTATAGACCAGTTTTTTTTAGATTTTGAAAATGGAAACGAAATAGTCAGAATGGCTCAAACTCAAAAAACAACAGTCGAAGTTTTAAAAGCATTTATACCACATTTTAAAATTAAGGCTAATTCAGAATATCCTAATTATGGAAAATTTGTAGACCACTTTAGAAATACATGGCTTCAGAATAAAAACAATAATGGAATAGTAACTACTAAAAAACCAAATAAAACATTTAACTAATGGCTAAAAAATTATACGATACAAACATTGGTAAAATACAACCTCAAAATATTGAACTCGAAAAGTTTATATTAGGCTCGATTATTTACAAACCAGAATGTTACGACCTTGTTTCAGCACTATTAAGACCAGAACATTTTTATAATGAAAATCATGGTATAATTTACAAAGCAATTTCAAGTCTAGTTACTCAAGCAAAACCAATTGATTATTTAACATTGGCATCAGAATTAAAAAAAGCTGGAGAACTTGAAATAGTTGGAGGCGGTTACTACCTAATGACTTTAACGAATGAAGTTTCAACAGTAGCAAATGTAGAAACTCATGCAGCCATTGTTGTTGAAAAATTTCTTTTACGAGAAACTATTAGGCTAGGAACTCAAATGATAAAAATGGCTTATGAAGATTCAACTGATTGTTTTGAGTTAATAGATTGGTCGGGAACTGAAATAAACAATATCTTAAACGTTTTAGAATCTAAAAAGGCGAAGCGGATTGATGAATTAGCTAATGAAGTGTTAACAGATTGTTTTGAATCGCTTACAAACGAAAAACCAAATGGAGTACCTATTTCAATTAGAGCCTTACAAAATCAAACTAATGGATGGAGAAAGTCAAATTTAATAATATTGGCAGCACGTCCAGCAATGGGAAAAACAGCCGTTGCTTTAGATTATGCTTATTATCCTGCAAAACAAGGAACTCCAGTTGGTTTTTTTAGTTTAGAAATGACTGGAAAAGAATTAGCAGGACGTTTAATGTCAAAAGAAAGTGGTATAAGTTCACAAAAGATAAACCAAAATGCTACAAACACCTATGAGTTAACAGCTTTACGAAAAGATTGTTTAACTTTCAAAGATGTGCCAATGTATATTGACGACACTCCAGCTTTATCAATTCAAAGACTTCGTTCAAAGGCTATGAGAATGAAGCGTGAATTTGGAATACAGTTAATTGTTATTGACTATTTGCAATTAATGGACGGAGCTGATTCAAAAGATAACAGAGAGCAAGAAATATCTAAAATTAGTAGAGGTTTAAAAAAACTATCAAAGGAATTAGACGTGCCAATTATTGCATTATCTCAGTTAAGTCGTCAGGTTGAAAATAGACCAGGAGCATCAAAAAAACCTCAGCTATCTGATTTAAGAGATTCGGGAGCTATTGAACAGGATGCGGATATGATTATATTTTTACTTAGACCAGAATATTACGGACTTGAAACATACGATTATGACGGTCAAGAAATACCAACGGATCAATTATTATTATTTATTATTGCTAAATTTAGAGGTGGACAAACTGGAGAATTAAAAGTTAGGTGGATTGGAGAAACCACATCTATACAAAATTGGGATAGTGAAGATTTAAAAATAATACACGAAGAACCAAGTATTGATAATCCTATAATATTAAATAACAATACAGATTTTTTAACACAATAACCCATTTTAACATTCACTAACAACTAACGAGATGAAGCAAACGCCCTATTTAGAAACATTATTTTGTAGTGTCGATTATATTTGCTATTTTTACACATCAAATGAATAACACATTTGAAATACTATTTATCGAACCGATTGTTGAAGTTATTGGTAGGTATATAGTGTTTTGTAATTTAAAGTAATGGCTGAAAATAAAGAAATAGGTTTAACTGATAAACAAGAGAGATTTTGTCAGGAATACCTTATCGACCTAAACGGAACACAGGCAGCAATTAGGGCAGGTTATAGTGAAAATACTGCTAAGGAGATAGCTAGTGAAAACTTAACAAAACCTAATATTCAAGAACGTATCAAGGTTTTACAAGAACAAATAGCTTTAAGACTTGAAATATCACAAGATTGGGTTCTAAAACGTTTTAAAGATATATCTGATAGATGTATGACAGCCGAACCAGTTATGATAAAAGACGGTGAAGGTGGTTGGGTTGAAAGCGGTGAGTATCAATTTGATTCAAGTGGTGCAAATAAAGCAACCGAAGCAATTGCTAAACACTTAGGTTTCTTTGAAAAAGATAATAAAAAAGAGGTTGTTACTAAAAATGCTGACCTTACTGATGACGATATTAAGAAACTCAAAAAGGGACTTGATGAAAAGTATTAGCCATGACAGAGGAATATATAAAAGAGTTAAAGGTTGCTAAATACCAATGTTTAACCGATACACTATTCTTTACTAGGTACTTCTTTAAAAAACGTTTCAATCGTAAATTTGTTATTGGTGAACACCATCGAATTATTGCAGAAACCTTAGATAAGGTTATTAAAGGCGAATTAAAGAAGGTTATTTTTAACATTGCGCCACGTTACAGTAAAACTGAAATGTGTGTTAAGAATTTTATAGCAAGAGGACTATCTATTAACCCTAAATCACGTTATATTCACTTATCTTATTCAGATGACTTAGCACTAGATAATAGTGACGAGGTTCGAGATATTGTAAAGAGTGCAGAATATCAAGAGTTATTTCCAAACGTTAAAATTAAACCTAAATCAGACAGTAAAAAGAAATGGTATACTAGCGAAGATGGTGGTGTGTATGCTACGAGTGCCGCTGGTCAGGTAACTGGTTTTGGAGCTGGTCAAGTTGATAATGAAGATGAGGATATAGATAGTTGGCTAGTTGGCGAAGATGGTCAATTGTTTGGTGGAGCTTTAATTATTGACGACCCTATTAAGCCAGAAGATGCTGACAGCGACAATATTAGAGAACGTGTTAATCAAAGGTTTGATAGTACTATCCGTAACCGTGTGAACAGCCGTAATACACCCATAATTATTGTAATGCAAAGGCTACATGAAAAAGATTTATGTGGTTATTTAATAGATCAAGAACCTGGAGAATGGCACGTTGTTAGTTTGCCATGCTTAAAATCAGATAATACTGCTTTATGGGAATTTAAACATACGGTTGCTGAGCTTGAGAAAATAAAAGCGAATAATAAAATAGTATTTGAGCGACAATACCAACAAAGCCCGAAACCATTAGAGGGGCTTATGTTTCCCGAAAATGAATTAAGGTACTATAAACCTAGTGATTTACTTAAATTTGAATCAAGTATAGGATATGCAGATATAGCAGACGAAGGTGACGATAATCTAAGCTCACCTATTGGCAGGAATATTGGTAAGGATATTTACATTACAGATGTTACATTTTGCCGTGAGAATACAGGTGTTACTTTGCCAATGGTAGCGGATATGATTAAACGAAATGATACTAAATTTATCCGAGTAGAATCTAATGCGATGGGCGCAATGTTTAACCGTGAATTATCTAAATTAGTACCTAATACACAATGTTTACCAGCTCACTCTAGCACCAATAAATTCACTCGTATTTTAATGGATAGTGATTTTATTAAACGTCACTGTATATTCATACACACCGATTATCAAAACGCACAATACAAAGCATTTATGAAAGAGTTAACCGCTTATCTAAGCAACGGTAAATCTAAGAAAGATGACGCCCCCGATTCGATTAGCGGATTAGCAATGTTTATCCGTGCTATGCTACCTAAGTATTATTTGTAGTTAGGAAACTGATTGATTAAAATTGTATTAGCCGCCTTAGTATCTAATATACCAACACTTACCAATTGATTTAATGAAGTACTAACACTACTAAAAGTTTGAGCATCCTTTAATTTATCCGATTGCAAGTATGGTAAATGACTATAATCAAGTACTAAACGATACCCATCTTTAACTCCAATAAACTTACCTAGTGCCTGAGTAAACCCATCAGCATAAACTACTACTGTATCGTTGTGTGTTTGAATTAATCCGTTTTTTAAATTCTCATAAGTACTGTTAACAAATAGGTTTTGATTAACACCTAAAACGTTTAGAATAGCTAAAAAGTTAGCATCTATTTGTTCCATTAAAAGCAAATCCTTAGTAGGGTAACTCATAGGTGACCATGTAACAGATCCAGTTGTTATATGTATTCTCTTTTGCCCATCTTCAATACCGTTTTCTTGTCTATATGTAGCCTCCAATTCTTTTTTCTCGATGTCGCTCATAGGTAAAGCCCCCATACTATCTTTAGATTGACTCGACAATATACCAATCCCTCCCTTTTCACTACTAATACAGTTCAAGTACTGATAAGCCGCTACCGTATTACTTAATGGGTACTTCATAGCCTTTAAAGGACTGTAACCGATTAAGTTGTTATCTAAATCACTAATCTTAGACCATAAGATGTTATTAGTTTCAAATGGCTTAACCGTTCCATTCTCGTTGTATTCAAATCCGCTAACTATGCCATCCATTGTTACTTGGTCAAATAATTTACCGGTCAATTTAGGCTTTAAATTAGCAGGGCTTACGTTAATCAAACTTTGAGGCGTTGTAGTGATTTTACTAGCACTATTTTTATATATGAATTGATTGCCGTACACTATCAACTGCCTCAAGTATTGATTTAAAAATGGGTTTTGCCCTTGTAATATATTAGGATTTTCCAATAGTTTAGATATTTCTGGAGGTAATTCTTTTAATTCTGTACTACCTATTTTCTGATACTTAAACACTCCATTGCTAAACATAGCCGCTAACTTATCAACTGGAGTCCTTAATTGTGGAATAGTATTATACAAATCATAGGGGACACTAGTATCAATATACACCTCACCTTTGTTAATTTGGTAGTTAATTCTATTGTTAAAGTACTGTTTACGTTGGTTTTTCTTATTGAATAGGTTAAAAAAACGCTCCACAAAGTTAATGTCTTGTTGCATTATTTACTAATTAGGTTTATATTATTTGTAATATTCCGTAAAATTACAAAATATTTTTAAATAAATTTGCATATAATAAAAATAAGTACTAAATTTACAGCGAGTTTTTGCGATAAATACGCAACACTTTAATTAATGGCAAAGCAAAAAGTACTTACATACGAGGAAATTAAAGCTATAAAAGCTATTAAATCCACTATTATTAACACTAACCAAGTAATTAATAAGTAATGGATATTTTCAAACACCTAAAAGATAATAAAGCCGCTTTAATTGCTGAAAAGAAATTTAAGTTAAAACAAGCGGAT